CACGTGATGTTGCATTTTAAAAATGCAGTAGAGGTTGGAAGTTTAGCAAAATCGTTTGGAGTGCCAGAGAATTATGTAGAGGCTTGGCGTGGAGCTGGTTCGTTTTTAGATGGTATTCAATATTTAACACACGAGCATACAAGGCAATATCAAGATTTAGGAAAGCATAGATACGAACGTGAGGAAGTAAAATTTGCGTCAGAAGAAATAGCGCAACATTTTTGGGAACGATTAGACGATAGGACAGAAAGGCTTATCAATACGCTACCAAAGGCAGAGCTTATTGAAAAGCTGATGAAGAAAATAAATAGTGGTGAGTATGATTTAGATGATGTTTATCAGAAAGATAAAATACTATTTAATGAGCAAGAAGCATTATTTAAACGAGCTAGAAAAAACTATTTAGCTAGAAAGCCTATTCCTGCTGTGCGTTCAAATTATTATATAACTGGTAACGGTGGAGCAGGTAAGAGTGTTGCAGCGAAAGCAATGGCAAGGTCATTATTTCCAAATTTACCAGATGAAAAAATATTTTTTACTATTGGAGATGGTCGAGTAGCGTTTGATAAATATGATGGGCAACCAGTTATTATTTGGGATGATTGGCGTGCTAAGGATTTATTATCAAAATTTGACCGTGGGACAGTATGGAAAATATTTGCAATCAATCCAGAAAAGATTTCATTGTCAGTTAAGTATGGAGAGACTAGCTTAATAAATACGGTAAACATTATCACGTCAGTTCAATCTTTTCAAGATTTTATTGATGAACTTGCTGGGGAGTATGTAGATAGAAATAGAACGAAACATAAGAAAGAAGATAAAACGCAAGGATATAGAAGATTTCCAGTCTTTATTGAGGTTACTAAGCAGTCATTAGAAATATATGTGAGTCAAGCCTTATCAGATGGGGAGTATAAAGAGTATGAGAGGGCTATGAAAGTAGAAGCTTCTATGATTGAATTTGCAAAAAACAACACAAAAGAAAACTTGAAAAGAATTGGCGAGCCGTTTGTAAAAGTACATAAAAAAGTAGAGAAAAAACACGGTGCAGAGTTGAAAAAAGAACCAAAAGAGCTAAATGTAAAAGTTGAGATATCAGATAAATTTAAGAACTTTTTTGATGATGATGATATTATTGATGGCGATTTTACAGAAAAATAAGAGTTTTAAAACTCTTATTTTTTTGTGTCTATAATTTAGAAAAAATAGTTGTCGAATGACAGAAAGAGGGAATACAGAAAGGAGAATAAAAACAGTTTGCTAGATAGCAAGAAAGAGGGTGTACAGTACGATAGAGGGCAACGAAGTTGCCAATCACTACGAAGTAGTGACCGAGTGCCAGGGGCACGAGTACGTTTTGAAAAAACGTAAAAGCTTGCAAGGTGCAAGCGTTAGAGTGGAACGATCACAATTGAGTAAAACGCTTGACGTTTTATGAATTTGTATCGTGGAACGGTAATCAGTAAAAACACAATAATTTGATGTTTTTGCTGACTTTATATTTACACTTGAAAAGTGGAAATAGAAAGTCAGTGGTTTCACTGACTAGGGTTTATATGATTTTGACCTAACAAAATCAATTTTTAAAAAGTGCTTAATTCTGCACAATATACGTCAATTGTGGAAGTCATCAACCACGTAAAAAAACAGGTGTACTTGGTCTTTACCAGATTGTTTTGACGTAGCAATTTAAAAAAAATGCGGAATGAAAAACTAAGATGAGGGGTTGGAAGATTGAATAAAAGCTAAAAAATTTGGGTAGCTAGAAACGTTGATTTGAGTGGGTTTCTGGATTTTGCGTTTAAAAGAGTTTTTAATGGTATAGTACCAGAGAAGAAAACAGAGCGAAAAAAAGTGATTTTTTATGTAATGGAATAAGAAAAAAAGAGGTTGAAAATATGGGTAAATTTGAAAAAGATGGTATATCAAATTTAAGGAGAGCATATATAGAGGGGTCAAAACGTAGTCGATTTGATGATAAAAAAGAGGGGGTAGATAGTAGGTTCATTTATGCTGAAGTAAGTCATAAAAATCATTTGAGCAATTGGAAACAATTTGCGAAGTGGGCAGAAGAAAAAGGCTTAAAAAAGATTGGACAGATACAGGAAAAAGTTGTAGAAAATTACGTTAAAGAGTTAGTAAATAGTGGAATGTCTAAAAAGACGATAGAAAGCCGTATAGGAGCAATAAATAAGGTAATGTTACATAGTGGACGTTGGGACAATGAAAGTCGTGTAGTATTATCAAAAATTGAGGGGGTAAAACCTAGGGCGTTGCCAACAAAAGTCTATAAAGATTTAACGGCTAAGGAATGGATGGATAGAAATCAAAGGCAGTACATAAATAATAGGGATTTAGTCGATACTGTACAGGCTTTTGGTCTGCGTAGGCGTGAAGTAGGAGAATTAAACGAGCGTAGTTTTTTGATTGATAAGCAAGGGAAAATGTACGTACAAACGGTAGGAAAAGGAAATAAGTATAGAATAGCGCCAGTATGTGATAAAGAGATGAATGAGAAAATGAGAAAGTTATGGGGAAATAAGGCTATACCAATAGAAAATGCGAGTGAGAAGAGTTTAAGGCGTGTTCTGAGGGACGAAGATCAACGCCTTAAACTCAAGGGTGCAAATGGTCATAAAATGGGTTTGCATATCCATAGAAACGAGTATGCTCAAAGGCTATTGAGAAATAGAATTGATGAGTTAAAGGGTGATAAGGAAAGAGAATTTAGAGGGTATTCACATTTAAAAACAAAGGGGCAAAGTTTAGAGCAGTTAGATAGATACGAGGTAAAGATAGGAACGTTTAAAGGGTCTGCAAGGGCGTTTATGGAAGTATCAGAAGCATTAGGGCATAATAGGTTGGATGTGCTTGCTAAATACGTATAGGGGGCATTTTAAAGGGTTTTAAGGCGATTATGCCGAGAAAGGTACTTGAACAATAGGCACGGCAAGAACAAACTAGAAAACGGAGGTGTGAAGCTGGAAAGCGAGCAACTCACGTTTTTTTTAGTTTGTAGCCGTGGGTTCCTATTGTCAAGTGCACCTTGGAATAAAAGCAACAAAGAGCGAAGACGAAGAACAGAAACAACAAGGTAAAAGGCGAAGCCAAAGGTCTTGAAAAGTATGAACGGAGTGAATACTTTTGGAATTGTTTGAGAAAATAGATGAACACATAAAAAAACAGATTATTTTTTTGTAAAAAAAAAATCTGAAATTATGTGTTTTCTGTGTTGATGAATTTAAAAACGTAGTTATATCAAGGCTTTGCGTGGCGACAGGACTTGAGAAGTCGCCACTGTGTCAGGTGTGTTGGCTGTGTGCATTAACACATAAAAAAGTGAAGATATTAAAAAATAAGTGTGTTGAAATAAAAAAATGTGCTATAATTAGAGTAAAGAAAATTGAATAATTTAGAGGTAAAAAAGATGGCGAAAAGTAAAATACGTTCACGCTTTTATATGATAATGCAATATGAAAAAAATCCATTAACTGGAGAGGATTTATTTTTTAATGAAGCCGTGATAATAAAAGGGATTGCTGAAAGGCAAAAGAGTCTGCAAGCGTGGGCGTATATAAGGCACGACAAAGACAAATACAATCAAGACGATGATATACCAGAGGGCAAGGAAATAGGCGATAATAGGCCAGCTCATTGGCACGTGATGTTGCATTTTAAAAATGCAGTAGAGGTTGGAAGTTTAGCAAAATCGTTTGGAGTGCCAGAGAATTATGTAGAGGCTTGGCG